CGCCCCAAGCCACAGAGCCGGGCTTCTGCGGATAACCCGTTTCCGGGTCGATACCTCCTCCCGTTTTCCGCTTTACTTCGATTGTGCCGTTTTGGATAATCATAGCCGTGAACCTTTATATCCGTAAATGGGTTTCGGCGTTCCTGCCTCGTCGCTCGTCCCGAAGTCGTCATACAGGCTGTTAGCCCGGTTGCGGAACTGCCTGCGCTGTTCGTCCGTGAACGAATAGGACTGTCCGCCCTGTGACACGTCGGGTGCAATCGAAAGCCACATCAGGAGGTCAGCGACGGCAAGGTTGTATTCCTTGCTTTTCTGCACCTCCTGTGTCGCTTCGGTTGTCAGCGACAGACCCCGTTTGTCCGCTATCGCAGTCAGCGTTCGGAGGGGAACGGGGTAGGCATTAACGCCTTTCAACGCTTCGAGAACTGTTTCCATAGCTTGTCACGCTTTAATCCCAATCCTGTGCGTCCGTTCTCACATACAGGTTGCGGTAAACCGTGTCAAACACGGGTACAGCGTCAGCCTGTCCGATAGTTACCTCGCTCTGCGGCTCTGCCGTGCCGTACTTCTTGACGATCGTGTGCGAGCGTTCCGCACGGAGGATAAGGTCGTTATTCTCCTGCAGGATGTCGTACTGCGTCGAACCGATACGCTCGTTTTCCGTCAGCACCATTCGGCAGTTGTCGAACGGGTTGCCGGAAGTCTGCGAGCCGTCGGAGAACTCACGGGTGATTGTCTGGTCGATGACACGGAGCTGAATGCCGTTGAGCCAAGCCTGTTTTGCGAGCATCGCATTGACCTGCGTAAGGTCGGGGGTCTGTGAGATGCCGAGGGCGTTGGCGGCGAAAGAGGCGCAAGCCTTGACGATTTGGTCTGCCGAGCAAATCTTGTAGAACTCGTCGAGGTTCACGTAGGCGAACTTCGGGTTAAGGTTCTTTGACTTGGCGAGATTGATGAACGTGCGTAAGTCACCGATGATGTCGGCGGTTGCATTGTTCGCCCAATCGACGGTGGTCTTGACTTTCATTTCGTCGTCCACGTCGTAGTCAAGGTCAAACTCGTTGGCGTAGGTTGCGTTGGTCGTTGTCGTGAACGCCAGCTTTCCTGCGTTTGACATCAGTTTGAGACCGACAAATTCCAACTCGGACTGTACGCCGTTGAAACAGAAGTCAACGTCATTGCCCCAATACTGTACGAGCTTCGTCGCATCCTCGTCCTGTGCGAAAGCGAGAGCGGTCTGATAGTCCTTGATTTCAGAGCGGGTCATTTCCCGGCTGATTGAAATGAAAGGAATATCGCCTTTCGCGCTCTCGAAGATAGGACGACGCTTGCGGACGATGGTCGAGTTGTCTGAATGCAGGTCAGCGGCTACGTTCTTCTTTTCGAGCTGATTCCCCAAGGTACGCCAAATGAAGCCGTTTACCTTTTTGACGGGGAAGAGCTTGCCGAAATAGAACTGCGACGCATCGGCTGTATCCAAACGAGCCTGAACCATCTGTTGGGTCAGACCGTGAATGAGTGTATTTACGATTGTTGCCATAAAACGTCAGTTTTTAATAGTTTATGATACCTTTGAGATACTTTGCCACACACTCCGGCAGGGGATTGCCTTTTGTTACGCCCATAAGCCAAGCGTCGGTATCGACGTTCTGACCCTTGACGATAGGCTTGCCCGTACCTGCGAGCGAAAGCGGGATGTATTTAAGCTTGGAAGTCGTCGATGTGGACTGCGTAGCAGCCTCGATAAGGAAGCCTCCCTTGGCGATTGCTTTCAAGGTCGTACCCACCGTGATGGTGTCGTAATCCTTGTTGCTGTCGTCAATGGCTGTAATGGCGTATGCCAAACCTCCCTCGCCGGTCATAACGAAGTCGCCCACCTTGAAGTTATGCAGCTTCTTGACCTTGATAGCTGTTTCGGAAGCACCCACTTCGGCAACCACCTCTGCGACTTTCACGACGTGGCAGATGCCGTTGTCAGGTGCGCTTAACACTGCGCCCTCACGAAGATAGTCGCCTCCAAGCTCGGAGATTTTCACAGACACGCCGCCTCGGATGTCGGCGACCTTGTGCTGGAATACACGAGGAACTCTTGTGTCCTTGCGTCTTTGAACTGTCATGCTCATTTTCTTCGGTTTTAATTGTTAGACATTAGAACGGCTGACCGTCTTTCGGCTTGCTGTCACGGTGTGCGATAGCTTCCTGCTGCTCTTTTGTCAGCTCGCCCCCTTGGTTACCTGTGCCGCCTGTTACGGTCGGCTTTCCGAAGACAGCCCCTTTTGCCTGTACGTCGCTGACTATGCCGTTCACCTCGGTAGTGATTTCCCCGACAAGAGTGTTAAACTGTTCGTCGGTCAAATTGTCAACGGGTGTCCGCTCATAAGCCTTGCGGAGATTTTCAGGCAACTTTTCGATGATTGTTGAAAGTTGCTGCTTACGGGTTGCAGTTGTGCGCTCGCCGTCCATCTTGTCGAGGCGGTCGTTCAGCTTCTTGTTGCTGTCGATAAGTGCCTGCGCCCAAGCCGGAACTTGCTCCTGTGCGCCCCCTGCGGATTGCTGCTGTACGGTTGTGCCGCCGCCAGCCTGTCCTGCCGCACCCCCGTTAGCGTCGATTTTCTGCCCGTCTTTCAGTCCGTATTTCGCTTCGTAGTTTTGTACGGCTGTCTGTTGGGCTTCGGTCGCACGGCTGTCGCCGTAGCTCTCGATGATTTCGATGTACTCCTGTGTTACCCCTGCGACGGCAGTTGTAACCTGTTCGTCGGTCGTGACAGTCTTGGCGAGCTTCTCGGCAATCCTGTTCAGCACGTTTGCGTTGACCCCCGGAAACTTGGCTTTCAACGCATCAAAAAGTTTCTGTTTCATACTCGTATGATATTTAACTAATCAGATTAAACACCACAAATGTAATCAATTTCCGGCATAGTGATTATATCATAATCAGAAAATCGTCGAAAAATTTTCATATCTCGCATATTTTGCTATGGTTAAGGCATTCAACGTATTGTGCTGTTTGATGATTAAACAAGAGTTAAAAATAAACTGAACAGATAAAAAATTCCTCCGAAAAGTGTGTTATTACCAAAATACTTCACTTATATTTGCAACGTGATTACAAGATAAACAGTTTGAACCGCAAAAATGACAGCAGATATGAACAAGAACAGTTTGGCATACAGCACAAGAGACATTAACCGCAACTTCCGTATCAAGGTTGCCGGGGTTGACAACGAGGGCAACAAGATTAACATGCTCGTTGGCGTTTCGGGAGCTTTGAAACTGATAGGGGTTGAGCTTTTGAACAAGTTCCTCAAAAGGGCTTTCAGCTGCATGGACGATGTTTGCGTTTGCAAGCTGCGCAGAGGTTTGAAATTCAGTTTTTACATCAAATAACGGAGGACAGGAATATGGCAAAGAGTATCATTGAGGGCGCATACCTCGTAGGTTTCGAGCCAAGCTCGGACAACCTTTCAGACGAAGCCCTGTATGCGGAGGCAGTAGAATTTTTGAATAACTCAATCAGATTTTAATAACCATCTAAAAATTACAGTATTATGTCACAGACAACCGAATTACAGCAAGGTTTGAACGAAGTAGTGATGAACAAAGTTCAGCGAATGATTGACGGCAAAGCCGTCGGAGTACGGGCAACAATGGAACGCCTCGTGAACGAGGGCAAGATTGCACAGGACTACATCGCCCCGATAGGCGTGAACCTGAAAATCAACGACCACAGCCCGGTTATCACGTTTAGCGCAAACGGCTCTCTCCGTATGGATATGCCGGACGGACAGTTTACGCTCCACGACAACGCCATAGGGCAGCTCGCCGACCGTATGGGCATACCTCAGCGATACCTGCGTGGGCTTGCTTCGGGCGAGCCTTGGGCGAAGCAGCTCGCAGCGACACTCCTTAACGAGCATAGCGGCTGGACGCAGCGAAGCCGGGTTCTCGTGAGGACGGTCGGAAAGCAGGTAAGAGGCGTGTTGAGCGACAGCTACCGCCGCTTGAACAGCGTCGAGATATTGACGGCTTTCGTGCAGGAGGCGGCAGATCAGGGTGCGGTCATTTCGGACGCTTATATGAACGACACCAAGATTTGGGCTGAAACGATACTCCCGACACCGCTTACCGTTCCGACAGCCAAGAACGGCGACGTGGTTATCTTCGCCGGGGCAAGGTTCAGCACATCGGACTATGGCGACGGTGCCGTTGACATGAGGGCTTTCCTCTTGAACGGGGCTTGCCTTAACGGTATGGTTCGGGAGAGCGTGATGAAGCAGGTGCACCTCGGCTCGAAGCTCCCGGACAACCTGCAACTCTCGCAACAGACCTACGAGCTTGACACCAAGACGACCGTATCGGCAGTCCGTGACTTGACAAAAGGGCTTTTCAGCAAGGACAACCTGATGAAGAAAGCCATCGAGATACAGGGTGCGAGCGAGATAGACGTTGATTTTGAACACGAGCTGAAACGCCTGACACGTGACGGAGGGCTGCTCAAACAGGAGGGCAAGGAGGTTGAAAAAATCCTCATGCGCAACGACCCGGAGGACGGCGTACAGGGAGGGGCGACCCTTTGGAAGCTGACACAGGCTATCACGGCACACGCACGGGAACTCTCACCTGAAAGAAGCCGCGAATTACACGAATTGTCGGGGCAACTCCTTAACCGTGTAAAAGTAACCGCATAACATAACAATCGCCCGGCAGACAGCCGTAAAACAGGCTCTGCCGGGCTTTAATCATCAATACGACTATGGCACAGGAATTTGAATTTGAAGAGAACCAAAACAATTACGGCGTACTTGACTACAAACACGCCCACACGCTGAAACGGTACAAGGAGCTGTGCGACGAGCGATGCAAGGTCGATGTCGCCAAATACGACTGCTTCTTCGCTTTCTCCAACAGACAGTTCGACGAGGGTCTGAAAACCATACGCCCGTTACGGGAGGGCGAGAAGCTCGTTTCAATCGGAGCGGGAGCTTATGGGACAAAGGACGGGGCGAAACGCCTGTTTGCGTTCTATGACAGCATAAACGACAAAATCCGCACCGAGTGCAACCCACAGGAGGTGTATGTCTATGAGTACAACAATCACGAGTGCTGCATAGACTGGGACGGAGATTTGAACGCCATACGCATTATCGCCACCGTGTGGGGTGATGATGTAGCCCGGACAATCAAGCGCAAGAACGCCTGTTATCCGATTGAGAGCCTTTTCAAGTAGTTATCGCTGACGATAATTCAGTTATCGCTGCGATATGATTTTTTTAGATGCTGTTTTTCTATGAAATCAGGGAAAGTTTACCAAAAACCGGGTAAAAAGTTGGCAAAAGTCCGACCACCCTAAAATCCGTTATCGCTTCCGATAATCATCTTTATATGTGGTTATCGTTAGCGATAATTATTCAGAAGCCGTGTTATCGCAGGTATAACTCTAAAATTAAGGCGTTCTCACGGCGAAAGTACATATAGTATAGTAAAAGAAAATAGAGTACAGTAAAATAGAGATAATCCTATATCAGGATTATTAGAAAAAAAGACTACTAACGTAGTCTAAAAAAAGACCCTTACGGGTCAGGCGACCACGCCTCCAATCTTTGGACGGGAAATAACGCCTGACACACGTGTAGGGGCGAAAAACAGAAAAGACAATGGCAAAGAAACAGTACAAAATCAGAGCGAGGCTCGTGTTCAACGGGCAGGTCATAGTGGCGGCGCACAGCCGACAGGAGGCAGAGGCGATAGCGGAGAAAGGTATCGCAGGGCAACTCGGCAAGGTCGAGGTTCAGCCGACAGAGGAGGAACGCATACAGGATTGGGATTTCTCAATCAAGGGCGAAACAGTTATCAATCGAAAACAGGAGGGAGGCGACTGATGGGAAGCAAGGATTGGTTTTACCGGGTTGAGTTCAAAGAGCCGCCCATAGAGGGCGACGAGCGGACGGCGTTCAACTTTTCAAGCCTTGCCGCCATCTATGAACAGTTCACGCCGGAACAGGTCGGGTGCAAGGTTTCCCGGCTGTGGAACATCGGGGTATCGGACGGCGTTCCATACAACGGGCGCAAGTGTACGATAACGAAAGAACAGGTGCGGCAGAAGAAACAAAGCAAAGCCCCGACAACGGGCGATAATCCGACGGACAATAAGTTACACGATTGCGAAAAGTAAAGCCGAAATACGGCGAATTTGAGGAAAATAACTAAGTTTGTAGGCGATATGAAAAAGATACCGAAGATAGTGTTGGACGAAGCCGAAAGGCAGGGTCTTGACAGAATGGCTGCGTATCTGTGCGATGTTGACGGTCGTGCGATATACAGCTTGGGTGTGGAGAGCAGGGAGCGTTGGTTTCCTTGCCCTCCCGACGCTCCCGTGTTGGTTTCGCTGAAAGACGGTGTGATAAAGCCTTTCGACGACTTGGGCTTAATCGCCGGACTTCTTGAAACGAGCTGAAAACACGGGATTTATCAGCTTGTCGTCAATCCGCAAGACACCTATTGAGCCGGATTTCATCTTGTTGATGTAATCATCGTTGAAGTCCTGCAAACCGCCACGGCGACCTGATTGTGGGTCAAACCATAACAGGTTGCCGTCTTTTTGTCGCTCGACGATGAAGACATGTGCGTTGCCGCCTTTCCATGCGCAGTAAACCTCGTAACGCCCCTGTACCGCTGTTTTATCCTCGATGAATTTCAGCTTGGCAAGCCCGGTATCTTTTATCCCTGCCGACCACTCATAGTCAGCCCTCTTGCCGTCCGCTGTCAGGAAGCGGTCGCGCCAATCCACTTTTTTGCTTACGCAGAAACGGTGGAAAGCTCTGTAACGCTTGTACCCTTTCAGCAAAGGATTGGGCGTTGCCTGCAAGTCAAACCCACGGCGGCGAAGCTCGTAAGTCATGGTGCAGGTTTGGCAGTTGTGCAGATAGCCCAAGTCTGCGGCATCTGAAAGCGAATAGCCCGGATTGCACTTACTTCCGTCGGCTTCCGTGAAGTTCATTATCTTGCCTTGCAGGACAGGAAGCACCGCCGCCAATTCCCGGTTGTTCTGTGCTATGGCGGCAGAGAACCCGGCGTGCTTCTTGTTGTACGCCAAAGCCGATGCATATTCCTCGTGAGTGTCGTAGGGCATTCTCATCGCATAGAGCTTTGAGTAACCTCTGGGCAGGTATTTCGGGTTGTCCTTGATGAAGTACGGCACGGAGTAGCTGTGCTTCGCACGTTCCTCGTTGTCTTTGAGCCACTGCTTGAAATCGCCCGGCACATCATCGACCCGGTTCACGCTCTTGCCGTCAAGTGGTTTCCCGTCCAATATGCGCCGTGTGTCCTCGGCGATTTCCTCGTCCGTTTTCAGTATCGTAACAGCCCGGCAGCGGCAATGTGGGTGCCAGCCCGTGAATTTGAAGTCCTTGGGATAACGACCTTTCAGCTTGTCACAGATGTCGGTAAACGGCATACCGTTGAGCGTGTGGTTGTTCGACAGTTTTATTTCAATGCCGACAACGAAGTCAAGCTGCTGCCAACGCTCATATTCGGCTGTCATATAGGCGATGTTGGTTTCAGTGGCGGCGAGCCTCCGGGCGTTCTTGTACGAGCTTCTGTACACGCCCCGTCCGGGGTGGAACGCCGCCGCACGTTTCGACAGCTGCAACTCCCCGTGTTCGTCCCTGACACGCCGGAAGAGCTTGTCGGGGTATTTCAGGTATTGCCGGAGTTCCTGTGACATGTCGTCCGCCGACAGCCCGTTGCGTATGCCGACATCCAAGCCGAGTTCGATTTCAGCCTTGAATTGGTCTGTGTACCGCCACACCCTGTCGGAGAGGTTCAGACCGTTGACCTTGCGCTTCTCGAAAGCCTCCCGTGCGCTGTCGTTCGTGCTGAAATAACGGCGGTACTGCGCCTGTGACAGCTTGCCGACGTTGTCCCCGAACACCTGCCGGGCGAGTTCGTTGTTCTTGTTGTTGGCGAGCGTCCATTCGGACTTTATCCCGTTAAGGATAATCGACGACAAGCCGTCTTGGAGCTTCTGTAACAGCTTTTCGACCCGTTTTCTTATTGCAGGGTAGTCGTCGAAAGAAAACAGCGTGTCGGGCTTGAAATCGGGCAAAGACAAGCCTATCGCCACAGCCTGTGTAATGACTTGGCGATAGAGCCTGTCTATCTCTCGCTCGTATGCCGACATGTTGCTTTGGTGCCGACGGTCGTACTTATTCGTTGCCATTGTCTGCGTCCTCCCGTTTCAAGAAGTGTTCGCACTGCGGGTCAGACAGGAAGCGGCAGTATTTGCCCTCCTTGTAGAACGGGCAGCGGCACAGGATGAAATGCCCGTCAAGAGCCTTGCTGCACCAATCGTAGCTGTGCTTGCAGTGGCGGCACTGATATTTGGGCTTCTCCTGCTGCCTGCCCCGTTGTGTAGTCATTCTCCTTGCCATAGCCTGTTATTCTGTCGGTTCAAATACATCACGTTTGTTCTGCTCGGCAATCTCCTGCAGCGTCTTGTCCACATCGTCGCTGTGTCCGAACAGCTCAATGGATTCACGCTGCGACATGATAGGCTCGCCGCCGTTCGCCGCCATGAGGTTGTTTATCGTGTCCTTTTCGTCGGTTATGGCGAAAGGCGTTATCAGCGTCTCGACTTTCAGAGCGTCGATGTCCGCCGCATAGCCCTCGCCGAGCATTATCTTGGCAAACGCCTTGACGACATTCATCTCACGGTCAAAGAACTCAATCAGGCGACCGCTTTCGTCCTTGACTTTCAACTGCGCGTCGATAAACATCTGTTTGCGGCTCTCTCCCGAAAGGGCTTGCTGCGACATCTTCCCGTAGCTCCAATCCGGGAGCTGCAACTGCGTGAAGAAAAGGTCGCGGAGCTGCTCGACATAGAATTTCAGGTTCTCGACAGCCTGCGCCCATGTCACGTATTCAGCCCTGCCGTTCTGTGGGTACTGCATCACGGAGCGAAACTCCTTGTTGGGGCTTTTCTCGTCGCCGTAGCTGATGGCTTCGTCGGCAAACACGATGAAGATAGGCTTGGAGTTCTGACGGAGGTAGTTACCGTTACGGCTCAACGCCCACTCAATCTCGTACACGGTCTTTGAGGTGTCCTCCCATATCGGGGTCGGTCGCCACGCATACACGCCGGGGATTTTGCCGAGCGTGATGTTCTCGTTCTCGACCTCCGCCCAGCCTCCGTTCTCGTTGCTCCACTTGATGTGCTTGTCGGCTGTGTAGGTGTCGAAGTATTGCACGTATTTCCTGCCTTTCTTCCGGGTGTACCCGACGGACATGGCTATCATGTCGCCGTATTCGTCAAACAGGGGATAAAGCTCGTCGCCGAGCATAGGCGTGAAGTTCCGGCAGCGGAGTTTCAGGGGGGAATTGAAGCCGTACAGCGTGTTCCGTTCCTCGACGGCATACCACAGCGTAAAGACCTCGCACCCGGCAAACAGCATATTGCACCGTTCGTTGTTCACGCTGTCAATGCGGTTGCGCTCATAGATGGCTTCAAGGTACGCCGCTATCTCTTTCTGCCTGTCGTTCTCGGGCTTGTAAACACGCTTTATGGGGATGCCTGTTACAAGCTCCGTCATACGTTTTGTGGCGAGCCTCTGCAGGTCACACGTCACACGGGTTACATACTCGATACCCTCCTCGGTCACGATGTCCGGGTATTTCTGTTTGTTCATTACCGGGTGCTTGGTAGGGTCGAACTGTTGCACCAGACCGAAACGCCCCGACCATACCGGGACGACGATCGTCTTTTCTTTCAGGGCTGCGATTTTACTTTCAGCCGGGTTCTCGGAGTTCAAGATTTCTTCGATTGTCATAGCTATTCCGTTTTATTGATGATTGATTATCTTCGTACTATCTTCGACAGCCTGTCAAGGTCTATCGGTTGCCTGTTGCGTATCGGATAGAACGTGTTGGCGAGTGCGTCAAACTTGTCAGGGCTTCGACCGATACGCTGTTTGATGTCCTCTTTGGGTTCGATGAAGATGCTGCCGTTGGATTTGAAGTCGAAGCGTATCGACGTGGCTTCCTCGTCGAACTGTGCGTCAGGCGGAAGCATCGCCCCCGTGTTGTTCCGTGGGTTGAGCCAATCACGGACGCACCAAAACAGGTAGGCTCGCATGTTCAGGAACTTGTACTGCCCCGTGATGTCCGTCATGTCGCGACCGCTCCTGGACTTCGCCGCCTCGCTGTACTTGCAACTGATGATGAACTGCTCTTTGTCAAGCTCAATGCAGCGGCTGTAAACCCCTGCGCCCTCGCCGATGGTGTCTATGCTGACATACGCCTCAATCTGCCGACGGCGGTACGCCGCTATCTTCCCTGCTATGCCCATGTGGTCTGCCGCTCCGCCGCTGTTATGGGTTTGGAACGGTGCCACCCACGCGCCCTTGCGCTCGCAGAAGCAGGTGTTATCCCGTCCCATACCTGCCACGTCCACGCCGAGCATACGGGTGTCGTTGCCGAGAGGTTCGCGACCGTTCGCCTGTTTCCAACGCTCGTGCGCCAACTCCAACCATTGCTCCGGGATAAGCACGTCGTCGGCGACCTTCGGGAACTTTCCAAGGACTTTCTTGCGGAAATAGTCCTCCGGGCGATACCACCGTCCCTCAAACTCGAAGTCGTCCATTTCAACGAGGACTTCGCTCTTGTCAATGGGCGTACACCAGTTCTCGACCTTATCCACGACCCACTCATAATCGACCTGTCCCGGTATGATTATCCGTTTCTCCACCACGTTTGGTGCCGTGAGGTTGTTAAGGCTGAACCGTGTCCAACGGTCTCCCTTTTGGCTCTTTGCCGCATAGCCTATCGTGGTGTTGGGGTTGAACACGAGCAGTATGCGGCTGTCGCCTTGCAGGTTTCCCTCTATGGCGGCAAAGGTGTCGTCGCCTATACCTGTCGCCTCGGTAACGACGAACATCGTGTGTACGGCGTGGAAGCCCGACCAAGCCTCGTGGTTATGCTCGTCGGCTTTGAAGCCTGTCAAGAACCATTCGGCATAGTCCGTCCTTATGTCAGCGGTCGTCAAACGCCCCGGCAGCAGTATGCCCCTCGCTTTCGCCCGGTTGTAGAGGCGGCTGATTTCAGGCATCATAATGTTCTTTACCTGACGGTCAGTTGGTCCGGTCAAAGCCACTTTCGTGTTCTCGGCAAGCTCCACTTCTCCGTTCGCGTTCCGTCGCCAACGGGGTGTCAGATACAGGAACGACATGGCGGCACAGGCTGCGACAAAATCCTTTCCACGTGCCGTCCCGGAAGCCACGGAGGTACGCCTGTTGTGCTGTACACTTGACAGGATAGCCTGCTGTTCCGGGTCGAGGTACACGCCAAAGGCTTCATGCACGAACTTGTTCCAATCCGCACGCCAAGCGTCTATCAGACCAAGACCTTTTTGCCGTATGATGTCTTTCCGTTTCTTCATTGCTTGATTTTTGCCCGTTTATTTGGCTTCTGCCGCCTTTTCTTTCGTGATATAATAAACTTGCCCGTCGGAAGCGAAACAAAGCGTCTATGGGGCTGAAAATAGCCTCATTCGCCGCCTTGTTGTTCCGCTTCATCCAACATCCCGCTCTCGATAAGGAACGAGGCGAACGACATACCGCCCTGTATGTCCTTTTTCTCCGGGGCATACAAGCCGAGAAGCTTGCGCCGTTCTGCGAGCTGCATACGTATTTCGGAAATATAGGACGGGTCGCCGAGCCGGATAACCTCCGTTTCCGTACGCTCCGTCTGATAGGTGCGTATGGAGGTCTGCCCGGTCTGATTGTCACGGGTGGGAGAGCCTTTCTGCTTCCGGGCTGTTTTCGTGTAGTCCGTTTTCGATTTCTCCCACTGTTCCCACAGTTCCCGGACGGTGTCGTCTATGCGTTCCAATTCAAGCTGCAGGGCTGCGTCCATGTCCTCTATGCGGTTCTCTCTCCATTCTTCGAGCAGGCTCTGAATGTCGCTGTGACAAGTCGCTATGGAGTAGGTTTTCAAGTCAAGCCGCTTCATCACTTCGGACTGTATCTTGCGTATGCTGTAGCCCCGTTTGTAGAGCGTCGCCACGATTTCAAGCCGTGCGAGCTTTACCTGTTGCCTTTTCTTGTCTTGTGGTTTGCTCATATCGTCAATGTTTCAAACTGTCCAAATAGATAATCCTGTCATAATTCGCTTTCGTCATATAGGCGGTAATGTCGCCGTCGTTATGGTCGTAATAGTTGCAGATGCGCTGTGCTTCTTCCTTGCCGAATATCAGGTCGAGCGACGCACGGAACACCCTGTACGCATAGTCCCCGTCGCCGTGGCACTTCATCATACTGTACCTGTTCCTGATGATTAGGGTGTTCGCTTTGTTGAGCGTGAATGGAGAGGCGATGCACCCGAAAGGCTTGTCAGGCGTGAAATGTATCCGGCACAGACCGTCGGGCGATATGTGGGGACATTTATGTGTCTTCGGGCTTGCGCACAGTTTGCCGTCCTTGACGGTATATCCGAGTTCCTTTTGCCGCTCCGCTTCTTCGGGCAGCAGGGATATAAGCACTTTGTCAGAACCGGTGCAGCAGCTTCCGTGGCATACGTTCCTGATGTAGTCCTCGGAGCAGCGGAACTTGTGCTTTATCCATTTGCCGCTTATTTTAACCTTGACCATTCCGTCCCTGACAGGCGGCTCGTCCAACTGTTCAGCCGCCGGATCGTGCGGACAACCCTCCGCAGTCGCTTCGCCCTCGCTCTCCTGCTCGAATCGTGAAAGCTCGTCCTCCGTAAACTCTATCTTCTTGAAGTGTTTGGGAATGTCTTTTGTCTTACCCTTGTAGAACACGAGGATATTTTGGTGCATCTTGGCGACCTTTCGGCTATCCATGTACCGGGATGCCCGTAAAGCCGTGCTTGCGCCTGTTTCGATAAGGATAAGCTCGTTATACAGGAGCATTCCGTTGTCGCAGAATATCCGTTTGACATCATCGACAAAGTTGTAATATCCGCCTGTTTTCTTGTTGCGGACATCGCCAACAACGATAACGGCGAAGCGGTTTTCTTTCAGGCAGGTTATCGCCCGTGAGAAAGCGTTTCGGAGTATGCCTATAAAGCCCTCGTAGGTGTTTTGGTTACTCGCATCGTTTTCCTTGTCGCTGTAAACTTCCAAATCGTAGTATGGTGGGCAACTAAAAAGCATGTCTTGGCTGTCAGGGCTGAAATGCGCCGCCACGTTCTGACCGTCGTCGCAGATGTACCGTATCGGCAGGTTACGCCCCTCGATAACACGGTTGTTTATATCGACCTGCTCCTGCCTTAACTCTATGCCCGTGAAACTGTGTCCGCACATGCCGAATACAAGCCCCTTTTGCGTATCTCCGGCGAAGCAGTCGAATATCGCCGAACCGTCTCCCGGCGTGAACCACTTGCAGCATATTTCAGACAGCACGGGGTCGAACAGCGATACGCCCTGTGACAGCACCTTTTTCGCCTCCCGTTCCTTGACTTCCTCCGGCACGTACTTGTCGAGGTATTCCTTGAACGACAGACCGAGTTCCTCCCTGTGCTGACGGGTTTTCTGATACAGGTCTTTATATTTGATTTCGGGCGACTGTATAAGCGTATCGCTCCTGCTTTCGCCCATATCCCCGATAAGCTCGCGCCACATCTTTTTCCGGGCTTGCCAATAGCCTTTCCGGGTGTCGAGGATAGAGAACGGAGGTACAACAAAGCGGTCGTTCAGCGTTGATTTCGGCTCGCTTCCTCCTTGCATATCTCCGCCGTCAGAACTTCCCCCGGCATTGTCCTCCTGCCATACGTCCACGCCCCAATCCACGAGGTCGTCGTTGTCCCATTCGTTGGCGAGCGCATCCATATCCCACTCTCCGAAACCGACGTTATCCTTTATGATGAACTCTCGCTGCTCTGCGTCTGTCAGCTCGGAAGCCCTGATAACGGGTGCCGTCGGCTTGTCTTTCCACCGCAGCCAATACTCGACGAGGTTGTCCTGTTCCGCCTGCGTCTTTTTCTGAAAGTCACGTATGCCGGAAAGCCTTTCCCTCAACTCGTCCTCCGACATGTCGGCTATGGCTGACAAAGCCCGGTAACGCATGTTCCCTCCGAGCGCAACCATCGTGTTATCCACGACGATAGGTCGTAGGTCGAGCATCTTCGGCAGGGCGAGCAGGGAGTTTATCAGTTTCTCGAATTTGTCATTCTTGATAGTTCGAGGGTTCGCAGCGTTAAGTTCTATCTGCGACAGGTTTACGAGTTCTGTTTTCATAATTCCCAAGGTTTATCGTTCTGAAATTCCCCGAACAGTCCCCAACGGCACATTGAGGCGTAAATGGGCGTGTCGAGCTTGAATGCCCGGCGCAGCTCTGTCGGGTCGATAGTCTGCGTGCCCTCGCACAAGACATTGCCGACAGCGTCGCAAACGGAAATATCGACTTCCTGCTTTCCTATGCAACAGGCGAGGGAGGTGTACACGTCGCATCCGTATTCTTCTGCGTACTGCCTTGCCAGCTTCCGGGCGTAAAGGTTCAGCGTAAGGTCAGCCTTGCTTCCGTCCTTTGTCCATGGAGAGCCTCCACCAATACGGCAAGCACCTCCGTAGAAGTCCACGGCGAGCTTGCGCCCTGTCGTTCCGCAGTCTGCTATCGGGCTGTGTTGTACGTACCGCCCTGTTCCGTTGATGATGATTTCGCATCCGTCACTGGCTATTCCTCCGGCATGGGCTACCCCAAGCATATAGTCACGCACAGGCATCTCGTCCGTACCGCCCAACAACGGGATAGCGACGATAAGTTTCTTTATCTTCCCGTCGTCGGTAATGACCTGCGCCTTGATATCAAGCCCTCCGATGCCCGAATCGAACAGGTGCTTGCAGATGCGCTTGGCTATTGTATGCTCGTATGGCATACGGCATGTGGAACGGTCGGGGGAGGCGTACCCGAAGAAGATGCCTTGGTCGCCCCAACCCGGAAGCCCTTGTGCGATGTCGGGCGACTGTTGGCTGATAAGCGTTGAAACATTGAGCATATCTCCGCAGATGGTGTTCTCTGCGCCCCACCTCTGCTGATACTCCCGTGTGTAGCCGATTTCATTCACGGCATCACGGACGAAGCCTGCAATATCCTGTGAGGAGAAATGGTGTTTGCTCGATACTTCTCCGCCAAGTGTTACTTGATGCCCTTTGATTTGAACCTCGACCGCATACCGTGTCTGTGGGTCGTGTTCGATGTATCGGTCAAGCAGGTATTGCGAAATGTAATCCGCCACCTTGTCAGGGTGTCCGAGTGATACGTACTCTGAAAATTTAATCATGGTCGTTACTGTTTGATTGTTAATTGCACAAAAGTAGCCAAAATGATTATAATATAATCACATTAAGGCAAAAAAGGGGCTTTTTCAGGGTTATTTAGCCCTAAAATCGCAGCTTTTATGAGATTTATGGTCGATAGCTTGTATAGCTCGTCCGGCGTTGTCCTGAATACTCTCCAGCCCATGAGCGTGGCGGTGTTGTACTTCTCGATGTCTCCAAGAAATCCTTTCGGGGAGGTGTGCCGTCCGCCCGTCCATACACCGCCCTCAACCTCCAACGCTATCTTATGCTCCGGGATAGCGTAATCAAACCTCCAACGCCGGGTAGGGTGGAACTTGTACTCCTTGACGCACTCCACCCTTAAATCTGTCCGGCATATTGTGGTAAATACGTCTCTTATTTGATACGAATTCGCCGTCTGTCGGCTTTTCTTTGTTTTCGTGTTAGGTTGCCTGTTCATAGAAAGAAAGTTTGAATTTGGGGCGCATTCAACGCCAAGACGACAGAACGGGGATTGCTCCCCGAACTGCCCTCTCGTGCGCTCCCGGTTGATACTCTAAAACGGCAGGTCGTCATCGTCCACAACCACCGCCGAGGTGTCTATGGGTTTCGGGCTTGCCTTAATCTCGTGCATACCTCCGAGGATGGGTGTACTGTTGCGCTCTTCCTCGGTCATTGCGTCGTACTGTTCTTTCGGGAGCGACACCTTGACGCAGTGTGTGTCGTTGTACCGGGCTTCCCTCATTTCGATAGCCGTCATATTCAGATAACAGCCCTTTTCGCCGAGGAACATTCCGCTGTCCTCTATCGGGATAATCAGGCAGCGTTTCACTGCGCCCGTCCGTCCTTTCAGGTCTTTCACAAACGCTCCCTTAACTTTCAGGAGGTCTGCCTTGATGCTGTAATTTGCCATTTTTCGTCGCTTTAATAGGTTGAAAATTCGATTTGTTAATAAAAGTTCGGAACATTTGCGTTCAACGGTTTATCGCCCTGTCAGTGGGGTTTCCGCCTCCTTTTCGGGTTGCTCCGTACCCGGTGCCAGTAGGGTTTCTGGGTGCAGGTTTTCCGTGCGTGAAGCCTCTCCCGGTAGGGTGGGTATGTGCGCCGTTTCCCCTTGACCGGGTGTACCGCAAACTCTTTAAGGCGTTCCACCACGTTTGTTATCGCAAAGCCCTCCGCCATATCCTTTTGCATTGAGGCTATATCGTCCAATGCGTCCTGTACAACCTCTCGTAACACTTCGGATAAAGCACAAAAGGCTTGGTTAAGCTCATCTACGCTTGCACCTATCGTTTTTACCTCGTCTGCAATATCTTTGAGCCTGTTACCCCAATTAGTTTCACTCATCGTCCTTTCCTCCTGTTTGGTTATCACGTTCCTCGTAGTCTATGAAAATATCCTCGACCGTCCCGGTTTCCGAGCGGTGGAAACGTATGCGGCTGATGAGTATGCCGCCCTGTTCAAACTGCTTGTTGGTGGCGGCAAGGAAGCTGCGGACTTCCTCAATGCTTATCTTGCGTTCCATAATTGCCTCCTTTCAATAATTCGGAGTTATCGTATATGTTGCCGATAACTTCTATTTGTTCGGGATAGTCGTCTTTAACAGTGCTATATAGCGTCCATCTGCTTTCTCCTGCCGGATGATTGACATAGACAACATCGTAACAATAACCTCGGACACCGCCTTTTACCCAACCGATAACTTTACCTTTAGCCCCAAGAATATCTCCGTCGTAAATCCCATTGCCTTTGCAATCATACAGTTCTGTAAACTGACCGACCGTTTCGGGGTCTGTGAAAAATCCTGCTGTTCCCGGTTCGTGGATATAACAGGCATCGCCAACCTGCATGAGGTTTCCATAATGCCATTCTCCTGTGTGTAGGCTTTTGCCTCTGAATTTTATTTCTCTGTTCATTTTTATTTATGTCTTGTAAGTTTTCTAATAATCCGATTTAGGCAAGCATTTTCGCTTTCGAGGTCTTTAATCTCTTGACGCAAAGCCTTGACCGTCTTGTTGTATTCTTCACGTTCAAACTGCGGAAAGGAAATATCGTTCCGGCAGGTGCAATCCTCCATATCGCCTGAAACAGCGACAGCCATACAGCCGGGTATCAATACCTTTTCGCCCCGTTCCGTGTAGATGTAGTGGCATTTCATAGCATTATCGTTTTATCCATTTCTTAATGCTGTTGATGTATGTCGGTGGAACGTAGTAGTTAAACTCGCCCCGATTAAGCGCGTCTATTTCGCCCTGTACGGCTTGAATTTTCCTGTCTTGTTCCTTGCTTGCATAGTTGAACAAATCGTCCTGTACGGGCGTATTTTTAAGCCTTTTCAGTTTCGACTCCTTTGCCCGGAGCAGCGTCTTGCTTTTTTCCTCGATGTACTCCTGCCCCTGTTTCAAGGTCTGCGCACAGGTTGTCATTTCGACTTTCAGACGTGGATTGTTGACCTTGACGAGAGCTGCGAGGTAGTCAAAATACCACCGCCATTGTTCGACAATCCATAACGGCAGCTTGTTGCGGTAATAGATAACTTCCCAATCGTTACAGCCCTTGCGAATGGTTATCTTCACGCAGATTTGGTTGTCAGTTCCCCATTTACCCATTTTTACCTCCTTTCTTCAATTCTGCAATTATGATGTCCGCCATTTCTATACTCCATCCTGCAAGTTGCTGAAAGGTTGTTCCTTGTGCGATAGATGGTTCAGAATTTGCGCAAAACCCTTGAATAGCGGATTTGATTAACTCAAATCTTCGCTGTTCCCAGTCTATATCCTTTTCAAATTCGAGTGCATACATCGGGAATTTTCTGCCGTTTTCCGTTTGATACACTGTGACCGGGCAATTAAGCGAGCCTGCTGGTTCTACTTCGATTATCTCTCCTGTTGTTTTATACTTTGCTTTCATAATTTTATATGATTAAAACGGACAGTCCTCATCGGTGGGCATCGGCAGATCGTCGTAACTGTCCCAATCGAACTTTGCCGCTTCCGCTGCGTCCTGTAACCGTCGTTTTTCTTCTTCAATTAAATGGTTGCTGTTATCCCAAACAGGCTCTTGCCCGTTGGTATAGGGCGTGTACCGCCCGTTGTTCAGGTTGTATTTGAACAGTGCCGTTCCGCACTCTCCGAGGTGTCTGAACTTCACCTTTTGCACGTGTACTTCCACCGTGTTTTCAATTCGGTTGCGGTGTACCACGATACCGAAGTCTGCTTTGTTGTTGAAATTCGCCGAGCCGCTGATGTCGTACAGCGTCGGTGCTTCGATTACTCCGTCCTTGTTCTTGGGCATCTTCGTCGGGTGCGCCATAAGGATTATCAGCACGTCGTTCAATTGTGCGAAGTTTGTCAGCTTGTCAAGCAGCCGGGATATGTACTTTGTTTCGTTCTGCCCCTCGCTCTCGTCTTCAAGCCTGTTGTACGGGTCGATTACAAGAGCCTTTATACCACGCCGCCGGACGAGGAATTTCGCCCGTTCAAGTATCGTGTCAAGCCTGTAATCGTTGTGGGGAGCGATAAAGAAGAAGTCCGTTTCGAGGTGTTCCTTGACCTGTTTGTACTCCCCGAAAGTGAGGTGCTGCTTGTCGAACTTCTTGCCTGTGAACTTCTCTATCAGCTTCGAGGCGTGGTAGGCGAGTGGTGCGTTTTCCGGGCTGAAATAAGCGAAACGCCAACCGTACCGCATATTCAGACGCTCGGCTATCTCGTCGATAAACTCCGACTTTCCGCTGCCCGGTATGCCTGTTACCACGCAGAGGCGTTTCGTTTCAAAGGATAACAGGCGGTCGAAATTATCGTGTCCTATCGTCACGCCTTTCTGCATTCCGTACTCAAACAGAGCGTCAAGAGACTGCTCAAAGTCCGACACAGTGAAGATGCCCTCTATCTTTATTTCGGGTGCGTTGGCGAGGCATTGCAACAGGCTGTTCCGTCCAAATTTCATCAGGTGTTCGTTGGCATCCTTGCAACCCTCCCCGTATTCAAGAACTCGGCAGCGTTCCGCTCCGAAACGGCGTATCAGCTCGTCCCGGAGCATAACGCCCTTTGTGTCGGTGTCGGAGGCTATGAAAATCGTGTCCTTGTCGTCGAAATATTCTTCGATGTAGTCGTCAAGGTAGTCGAGGTTGGCGTTTGCCCCGTTGGGTACGCTTACAACGTCGTGCCGTCCGCACTCATAGAACGACAGGGCATCCATTTCGCCCTCCGTGATGATGCACTCCTTGCAGCCCTTGATAGCGTCGATATTGTAAGGCAGGAGTTCCGCCCCTGACACGAGCTTGAAACACTTGTCGCCTGTGCGGTACTTCGTGTTCACGAGTTCCCCGTTGTGGTAGTAGTTGAACTGCACCGTGTTCGCCTGTCCGTTCTTTTGGGGCATCCATTCGCTGCCCTCCGTTATCTTCATAGCCTCGACCGTCGCCCGGCTTATCCCTCGCCCGGCGAACCATGCGAGAGCCTTGTCAGAGAGCGTGGCGTTGCCTGTATGCGTCGGCTTCTTGTACACGGGCTTCTGCCGCCGTATGGGTGCGCTGTTAAACCACGGCTGGCGTTCCATCCACCTGCGCTTCTCCTGTTCGTCCGGCTCTTTTGCGCAACCGCTGAAACCGCAGTAGTGGCATTTGAACATACCCGTCGACAGGTCAACGGAAAGGCTCTTGTCGCGCTTGTCGTGGCGTTGGTCACGGCATTGCGGACAATGCACTTTCACGTTGCCCGATGTACGCCCGTAGGGTATCTTTATCCCGTATTTCTCCCAATTCATCATAACAGAACCCATTTAGCCGTTGCACTATCCCAAGCGTGTTTCTCACTTGGTCTTGGCGGTGCGTCCTGCGGTATGGTCGCCTTGCCCGAGCCGTAGGTGCGTCGCCCTGTTTCACTGTCGATATATTCGCCGATCCCGAGGTTCGGGTTGTCCTGCGGCTTCTTGCCCCGTGAATTACGGTCGTTGTCGTAGTTGCCCTCCATGACCTTTATGCTGTTTCCGCTGTTGCCGAAAAGCCAGTCGAAAGTCGCCGTCCATTCATGGGTATTTTTGCCTTTCAGGAAGTCGCTCGCCTGTATGCGCTTGAAAATCTCCTCCGCCGTCTGCAACCACGCTTCGGAAGTCTTGCCCCACTCGTCACAGCGGCACTTTATCTTCTGCCGCCTGTTGTCGTTGAGCTTCTGAACCTTTGGGAGAGATACACAGATAGAGTTCCACAGGTCGGCAATATCCTGATAAGGATATGATATATTCTTCTTTTCTCTATTCTCCTTTAGTTTACTCTCTTTTTCTCTATTATTGTTTACTATACTATGGGGGTTATCGCCGTGATAACTATCATTATCTGATGTTTCCGCTTCGTTATCCCCGTTTTTGTATTGTTGTCGCCTGTTTATGAGGCGAGCGAGGCGTTCCCTGTCCCGTTTGCGTTTCTCCATTAGGGATGCAAAACGGCGTTGGTGCGCCTCGCTGTACAGGTGTTGGTCGTCGGTCATTTGGAGAAGCCCTACTTTGCAGCAGTAGTCCACGATTTCCTCCAAAAGCTCGACAGGCACGTCAAAATCCGCTGCGAGCAGTTCCCGGTTCAACTCGTTATAATCTATTTCGAAATACTCGCCGTCTGTCAGAGATTCAAGAATGAAGCACCACACGGCATACCCAGTATGTTGGAACTTGCGGCGCAGGGCTTTGACCTTTACGTCGTTCCGCATATCAGCGTCATGGCTGAAATACTCTGCGTTGTTTTTTTGAGGTCGTGCCATAATCCGTTCAGTTAAAAGTTGCTATGATTGATTTCCGCAGTTTCTCGTTCCGGGCGTTCCACTCGAAAGCCCGTATCATCCACTGCCTGTATTGGAGCGGAATGTCGGCTATCCTGTTGCCCTTGTACTTCCCGAAAGGCATTATCTCGATGGGAGCGTCAGCCCGTGCGTCGATAGCCTGTGTGTCCTCTCGTGTGTACTTCCCTATGTCGTGTATGGGTATGCCGGAGAGAAGCCGTCCTCCCGTTCCGAACATCCGCCACATCTTGCCCTGCTCGAACCTTATATCCTCGACACGCCCGAAACGGCTCACGTTGCCGCCGAGGTCTATTATCAAGGCATCCTCCTTGCTCTTATCAATACGGGTGGCTCGCCCGATAATCTGATAATACAGGGCTATGGAAGCCGTAGATATTCCGAGGACTATGCAATCTATCCCCGTGTAGTCAAAACCCGTAGAAAGCACCCTTACGTTGAAAATAACCCGGATCTGCCCGGCTCTGAAACGGTCTATGATGTCCGCCCGTTCCCGTTTGTCCATGTCGCCGTATATCACGGCGGAGTTTTCATATTGGTTTGACAGGTCGATAGCGTCCTGTACGGAGGGAGCAAAGGCGAGTATATGTTTCCGTTCCGGGTGACGGTCGAGAGCGTCGATGATAGCCTGTGTGCCGCCGTTGGCTTCGTATGCCTGTTGTACGCTTTCCTCCGTGTATTCGGATTTTGAGGTGTTGAATACCAACAGGCTGTCGTCAAAGTCCGAAGCCTCGTACAACAGCTTGCTCCAATATCCGAGTTTTACCATTTCCGATACCTGACCGACGTGGATTATTTCCTTGAAGAAGTTACCTTTCTTGCTCCGGGAGGTCAGCATCACGAGCTTTGAGAACGTGCTGCCCTCCCTGTCCCGGTTCGTCTGCAACTTTACAGGCGTGGCGGTTATTCCGAGTACGTGCGTTATGCCGCTGTCTTTGAGGAAGCGTCCGAGCATACTGTCTGCCTCACGGGGGTAAAGGTGTGCCTCGTCGATGAGCATCTTCGTGAAGCCGTACCGCTTGAATTCAGCCCCAAGGTTTTTTATTGAGCCTATCGTGGCGTAGGTTATTTGTGCTATCTCCTTGCGCCCGAAACTCGCGCTGTAAATCCCGGCATTCGAGCCGAAATCTCCGCATAGGGTGCAATACTTCAAATAGTTCTGCTCCAACAACTCCTTTGAGGGTTGGAGGACTATCAGCTTGTCGTTGCTGTTCTTGGCTACGTATGCGGTCAGGATTGATTTGCCCCAAGCCGTAGGCAGGACAATGAGGCTCGGCTTCGGCTTCGCCTCCTGAAAGAACCGTATAGCCTTTTCTATCGGTTCGGCTTGGTTTTCCCTGAGTGTTATCATATCGCTGTTATAAGGAAAAGCCCCGTACTTAGGGCTAACCACGCATAACAGCTCGCGTCGGAACGCCTTTCGGCTGCTCCACCCATATACAAGGCTTTTATTTTCTATGTAGTTTTTACTGTTCATCTTTCGGTTATTGCAAATATAAAACGATTATATTATAATCATTTCAAATCCATAGGAATTTTTAACCGAGCAGTTAATTCTTCCTTTGAAAACGGCTGTTTCGCTTCCAATACCCGGTGCAGTTTCATCGCTAACCGCTTCGTGTTGTACGTCTTGTTGTCCGTCCCTTTCATATTCTCACACATAAGCTCAATGTAGCGAAGAATGTCATCCCGTTGCTTGTTTGATATGATTATCATCGTTTCTTGTTTTAGGTGTTATTTTAACAGGAAACGCCGTGCGCCCTGTGCCGGTATCGTGAACTCTCTCGCAAGGTCGGGATGTGCCGCTTGAAAAGCCTTTGCGTCGAACTTGTTGCTCGGCTTCGGAGCTTTCCAAGTGGCGAGCGTCTGACCTCCGTAGCTGATAGCCTCCGCATCTCCGAATGCGACCTTGATTTTTTCCTCCAAAGCCGTTTTCCTTTCCTCAAGCTCCGAAAGCTGCTCTTTAAGCCCTTTCAAGTCCTTGTAAGCCTCGAAGATGTCGTCGTTCACCTCTACAATCTTCCCGTCCGTGTGTCTGTTATATTTCAGCAGAACATCCTGTACGGATTGAGCCGACGGCTCCTGCTTTCCGATGATGTTGTCCGTCCAAAACCTGTCAACTTCTTCAACGAGCCATGCGTAAAAGTCAGGAACAAACTCCATGTCCTTGTAGCCGAACTCCCGACCCGAACATAGCCAAGCGAGGCTTCCCTGTTCAAGTTCTGCGACACCGAGTTGGTATTGAACCTGACAGAACCAGTGCTTCGGCAGGTCGTCCTCGTCAATCTTCATCTGCGTGGTCTTGCATTCCAATATACCCTTGTTGGAGTTGTTCTTTGTCATACCTGAAAGCCAATAGGTGCGGTCGGGGCTTACTTGGAGATAGGGGCGTTCCTTGTTGGCTATAATCCAATCCCCGGCTGAACGCTTGATGATTTCCCGTCCCGTTTCATCGTGCCAAAACATGGCTACGGCATCTTCGAGATAGTGTCCGGCTTTCATCGCAAAGGTTTCATCCTTTGCAGGGTCAAGCCCTAACTTGCGTCTCCATAGTTGATACGGGGTTTCCCACGGGTTCAGTCCTACGATTGTGGCAACTTCGCTGCTTCCTATACCGTTCTTGCGGTGTTCGAGCCATTCTTCCCGGCTCTTTGGTCTGATAATTACGTTATTCATTTCGCTTTGTTATTTTGATTAAAATTCGTTTTTACGGGGGTTTCTTTCCCCGGATAGAGTGTCATACCATACAGGCGGTTATCGGCGGCGTACAAGGTTGAAATCAGCCCAAAGGTCGATAAACTGCTTGCCGCAGTAAACCGCTAACGCTTCGCTTTTCAAGCAAAGGCGAGAGCCGATGTACGTATACGTATTCGAGGGGGCGTTACTCGAGCACGCAGAGGCGAAGCCCGCATATTCTGTTTCATAATCGCCTGTGGATATGAGGTGTCGGGCTTGCTTCTCCTGTTCGTCCATGTTGTTGATTTCGTCCTGTGTGTAGAGCCAAAACCAAGGAAACCATCTTACCTCATCTTCTGTAAACTTTGGCTCCCAACCCTCGTTTAAGGCGGCGCAGATTACCCTTAGTTGCAGATACGCTTCCAACTCGGGAGAAAGGTTCTCTCCCAAATGCCATTCTTTTACAAACGGGTGTTCCTCTCCGAGTTCCAACATTGCATCTTCAAACGTCTTGATGCGCTCTGTTACGGGGCGATTGTCGGCTTTCTGTGCCGTTTCTGAACTCAACTCGGGGAAAAGTGCGAGAAGAAGTTTCTTTCCGCTCTCGTCGGCTGTATTAAACGCAGCCTTTACGTTTTCAATTTTGATTTCCATAATGCTGTTACTTTTTGTTGATTGATGATTTCTTGTCGTTTTTCTCTTCCTTGATTTCGCCCGTTTCAGGGTCAACATTTGCCGGAACAGCCGGAGCTGCGCCCGTAGCCTGTGCCATAGCTGCTGCCGCCTTTTCCTGCGCTGTGGTCGCTTTCTTAGCGGCTTCCTCCTGCGCTTTGGCTTCAATGGCTGGCTGTACGAATGTTTCCTGTACGGTGGTCGTTCCCTCCTTGATTGCATTCCATGTCGCCCGGAGTTCAAAGAGGCGTTCCTTGTCAATCTCCGCAACGGTCTTGATGCCGAGATATTGGCATATCATCGCTTCCGTAACCCCGGCTTTGGCGAAGTTCGCTAAACAGTTCTTACGGGCTGTTTCAACATCGATAGCCTGTCCGAGAGCAACCTGTTTCACGTTGTTTATGATTTTCTTCGTTACCGCCTTGGGTATAACCGTCAAAACAGCGTTGCGGAATGCTATAGATGCTGCGGCGTTCCCTGTCACAACCTGCATGTCCTCGCTGTACGTCTTGCCGTATTTGTTGGTTATGCGGCGTTTCACTTCCTTGCTCACGGCAAAGTTCGTTTCAAGGTCGTGGCAGATAGCCTGTGCCGTTATCATACGCCCGTCGTTGCCGATGATGCGTGTCTGAACACGGAGGTTGCCCCAAGCCCCGGCGATGATTTCCGCCATACGGACTGAAAGCCCCTCGATGATGTTGTCGTTTCCGTTTGCGTCCTTTCGCCGGAGGACATAGAAACAATCCTCTGCCGTCTCTTTATCCATTGTGGCGTATGTCGCTATCTTGTTAAGACAGGCGGCAAGGTCACGTGGGTACTGCTTGGCGGTGGCTATCTGAATGTCAACCTCCGCACGGTCAATTGCTTGCAGCATTTCAGCTTGCTTTACTTCGATGATTTCGTTATTCATTTTGATTTGAATTTATTTGCCCTCTGACTGGTTCGGGCGTTCCGTTATTTGTTTCTTGTTGAGTGAGTACCGGGCAAATGTCACGGGCTTGCCTGTCACCCGGTTAATCCCTGTTTCCATCGTCTTTACGATGTCAAGCCCCTCACGGCGCAGATCGCTTATTCTTGACGCAAGGCGATAACAGCCGAAGTCCCTTAACGCTTCAAGCCCGGTTATGCTGCCTCCCTCCAAGAGCCGCTGCCGTATGAGCTGGTTGTGTGTTGATGCTTGTTTCATATCCGTTGTCATTTGTGGGTTGCTACATAAGTGCTTGCCTTGCCCTGTATCTCTCCGTCCGTGAGGATTTTCGTGTCAAGCATCCACGCCTCCAACTCGGCTTTCTTGAAATACAGTTTCCGCTGCTTTTTGAAGTGCGGTATCTTCTTTCCACTTGTCAGTCGGTAGATGTGTCCGACGCTTAATCCCGTAAACAGAGCTGCTTCCTCGATATTCAGAACCGTTTTAGACCCTATCAGGGTAAGTTCCGCTATGTGGTCGAGCTTGTTGCTCAAATCCTGTAATGTCGTATCTGCCATATCCTTTCGTTTTTAGATTTCATCGTCCTCGTCCAATTCTTCCGGTAGATACCCGGCTCTGTGCAGACGCTTCCCTACGTAGAAGCATATCAGGAGGCTTGCCATCGCAACAGCCTTAATCAGAAAGAACTCGCCGAACGGCATAGGGTCACGTGGGTCTTCCTCTCCGGCGAGGACAATAAACGAAAGGAAACCCCAAATGCCCAATATCCATAGCACAGCCCATTTTACGGCTTTGCTCCTTTGTGTTTTACTCTTCTCCATAGTACAGTTCCGTTATTTGTCTGATTAGATTCTTGTACTTTATCATAAGCCTTATCAGTCGGTTGTTCTCTCCGTTCAACCGCTTGTTGGCAAGTTCGAGAGCCTTGATGTACCGCTCGTCCGATTTTCCGTTCCGGCACACCGTGATTTCAACGTCAGCCATCTCGGGCTGCAGGTCATCGTCAAAGCAGCTTATCGTGGTTTGACGCACCGTCTTACGGGATTTCTTTGTAGATGTTTCCCCGTTCTGTTGCTGTGCTTTCCGTTCCCAATACGCCTCGACGTATTTCTTGTTGTATTGGTATTTTAGCCTGTTCGCCTCCTTGCTTGCCATAACCTATCCCTCCTGCCCATTAAGGCGTTCCTCAACCCGGCGGCGGATAACGTATATCGTGCCGATGCTGTGGATTCCGTATTTGCTCATCAGATGTTCCATAACGACCGTCTTGCTCTGTCCCTTTACTGACATCAGGTCGTTGTATTCGTTGTAGATTGCCAAGTCGCGAGCTTCTCGCTCCGTTTGGCATTGCGTCTTGAAAACCTTTGCTTCCATATCGTTGTTATTTAGTGAGTTGCTTTCTGAATGTCACATCTTCCATAGTGGAAGACAAAGCGAATATGCGTTGCAATTCTTCCCAGTCTATTTCCCGATCATCTTCCTGACATTCTTGCGGCGTGCTGTCGAAAATCCTATGTTTTTGAACAAACGCCTTAATCATGTCTTGCAGGAGGCGTTTCCGTTCTTTCCTGAACTGCGCCTTGAAGAAATCGTACATGTTCGATATGTCGATGTATTCCATATCGGTCAAGTCAATGTAAACCTGCTTTTTGTACTTGTTGTATGTGGATTTGTTGAATGCGTCGCTTTTGCTTCCGAGGTAGTTTACAAGAACCTGTATCAGCAGGGTTCGCTCCTCGTTGCTGTTATACTTGAACATTCTCGTTCTTTTATTTTCTTCCCGGATGTCATCAAAGGTCAATCCGTGCTTCCGAAGCTCCGCTTCTAACAGGCGGCGAGCGTTTTCCGCTTCACCCTGTTCCCCTCGCTCGGCAAGTGCGAGCAGCTTTTTGAGCTTGTCGATAATTCTGTCCATTTTCGGTTATATTTTCAATTTTACTTATTGGTTTATTTCCGATTTCGGAAACAATTTCATAACTTTGTGCGGTTATAAAACCGTAACACGCTGCAAATATAAACAAAGTTTCGTTTTCATAAAAAGAAATCGAAATCAAATTGCTATTTTAACAATAATTAAAAGTGGAAATGACAGATATACAGCGCATTAAAAAGGTAATAAATTGGCTTATCTTCCAAGATGTAGCCGAGAACGAGCGAGATTTGTCGGAGAAGATGGGTTATACAAAGTCCTCATTTTCACAGATAACTAACGGAAAAGTGCCTTTGTCTGACAAGTTCGTGAAAAACCTTTGCTCGTTTGATGAAAATATAAACGAAGTTTGGGTAAAAGAGGGAACGGGAACGATGTTCAAGAATAACCCGAACAGTGAAAACGGAGTTACTATCCCGGAGAGTGCCTGGAACGTGATACAGAAACAGACCGAGAGCCTTGCCGCCCGTGACAGGCAGATTGACGAGCTTATCGGCATGCTGAAAGACCAGATTCAAGAGTACAAAAAAGCGGTTGCCCGGTTGGACGGCAATGCCGCCTCTGCCGCTGCCGTGTAGTCGGTTGCGGCGTATGGGAGAGGAAAGTGCCTAAATACTGACCATTTAACGATACGGATATGAACAGCAGATTACAGGAGATAATCAAATACAAGACGGGAGGGCGCAAGACCGCCTTTGCGGAGCTTATGGGCTGGACACCGCAGTATCTCGCCAAATTACTCAACGGAGAGAATTTCGGGTTGCAGCCTGTTTTGTCGATACTTGAAAAACTGCCGGAGATAAACGCCCGTTGGTTTTTGTTCGGGCAGGGCAGCATGTTGGAGATAGGCAAGATGTTCGACCTTCAGCGTGAAACGATGAACCATATACAGGAACTGCTCGACCTTGACAAGTACATACCTTATATGTCGCCGGAGGAACTTCATCAATTCGAGGAAGCCTTGACGACGGGCAAAAAGCCTGTTTTCAGCCCCGACACGCTTTCCAAATGGCAGGAACGGCTAAACACCCGTGAGAGTGAGATAAACGCGAAATTCGCCGAAGCAAACAAAAAATCGGAGGAACTATGCAGACAGAGGACAGCCAAAAAGTGATAAAGCGTTTTTTTGAAGCCCTGTACTATCTGAAAGACATGAAGATTATCCGGGGCAAGCAGACGTTTACAAACGAGTTCGGGATAAACCGTTGGAATTTGAACACGCTCGAAAAGGATATGTCGCGTGACATATTTCAGGTGTCGTGGCTAACCTACCTTGTGCAGAAGTACGGCGTTTCTTCTACTTGGCTTCTGACAGGCAGGGGAGAGATACTGTCGTTCAATAAGGACAAAAAGAAAGAGGGCAAAGCCGATAAATAG